ATACTACACTGGTAAAGCAGATCCAGAAGTTTATGTAGAAAAACCATTTGATCATAAAGTATTAAGACAAGATGTAGATCGTTATATGGAGGCAGATGAGGACCTCATAAAGATAAATTCAAAAATTGATTACTACCAAGTAATGTTGAGTTATTTGGATAGCATCCTCAAATCAATTAATAATCGAACTTATCAAATTAAAAATTCAATTGAGTGGCAGAAATTTATTAGAGGTTATGACTGATATTATCATCCGCAAAAAGAACGAGATTTATGTAACTATAAAAGCAGAACCATATATTTGCCAAGAACTATCAGATCATTTTACATTTGATGTTCCTGGTGCAAAGTTCATGCCACAATATAGAAGCAAATATTGGGATGGAAAAATTCGTCTCTTTTCAACTCATACTGGAGAAATCTATGTAGGACTTCTAGATAAGGTTCTTTCTTGGGCAAAGAAGTCTGAATATAAAGTTGAATTTGAAGATAATAAATTTTATGGAACTCCATTTGAAATCAATGAAACGATTTCATATGAAGGCGTTAAAGATTACATGTGCCGTATCTCTAAACACAAACCAAGAGATTACCAAATTGATGCTGTTTATGATGCACTAAAATATAATCGGAAATTACTTATCTCACCAACTGCGTCTGGTAAATCTTTAATGATTTATTCTGTTGTGAGGTATTATGCGGAGAAAGGAAAAAAAATACTCTTAGTTGTTCCAACCACATCTCTCGTTGAGCAGATGTATAAAGATTTTATAGACTATGGTTGGAATGCTGAGGACTATTGCCACAAAATATATTCAGGTAAAGAAAAAACAAATGAATTTCCTGTAACAATTACAACATGGCAATCAATTTATAAATTACAAAGACCATTCTTCAAAGATTTTGAAGTTGTAATTGGTGATGAAGCGCATCTATTTAAATCTAAGTCACTTGTAAGCATCATGACCAAGATGGATGATGCCAAATATAGATTTGGGTTCACTGGAACATTAGACGGCACACAGACGCATAAATGGGTCTTAGAAGGTCTTTTTGGACCATCATATAAAGTTACTCAAACAAAAGAACTTATTGATAAGGGGCATTTATCAAAATTACAAATTCGTGTTTTGATTCTAAAGCATCACTCGCACCAATTTGAAAAATATGAAGATGAAATTCAATATTTAATTGGACATGAGAAAAGAAATAAATTTATTCGTAATTTGACGGTAGATCTAAAAGGAAATACTTTAGTTCTTTTTAGTAGAGTTGAAACTCATGGTCAACCACTTTTCGAATCAATAAATAATTCTGTGAAGGGTGATAGAAAAGTTTTTTATGTTCATGGCGGCATTGAAGCATCAGAAAGAGAACAAGTAAGAGAAATTACAGAAAAAGAAAACGATGCAATCATTGTTGCTTCTTATGGTACCTTTAGTACTGGAATCAATATTAAAAATCTTCATAATGTAATCTTTGCATCTCCAAGTAAATCTAGAGTTAGAAATCTCCAATCAATTGGTAGAGTTTTAAGAAAAGGAGATAACAAGTCAAAAGCAGTTTTGTATGACATCGCTGATGATATCACATTTAAATCAAGAAAAAATTACACTTTAAATCATTTGGTAGAAAGAATAAAAATTTACAATGAAGAGAAGTTTAATTATGACATAATTCAAGTAGACCTAAGAGAAAAATGATAGATGAATTTTACGCATCAATAAAACTAATTTCAGGGGAAGAAATCTTTAGTAAAGTATGTCCCGTAGAAGAAGAAAATAAAACAATATTGATGTTAGAAAATCCAGTTATATTTGAAAATGTATTCATTCGTCATCTTGAAATGAATGCATTAAAAATAGAACCATGGTTAAAAAGTGCTGATGATCCTATTGTGTTAATTAATATGGATAAAGTAATAACGATAACAGAAGTTACAGATGAATACACAATTGAATCATATGATAGGTTTGTAAAAAATAAAGATAGAGACTCAAATCAAACAAATCCAACTCAAAAGATGGGGTATCTATCTTCAATAAGCAATGCCAGAATATCCTTAGAGAAAATCTATAAATCTAGCTAAATTAATCTCTGAACCCCTGACAGAGTTATTGTACACAAATATTTGAACCTTGTCAAGCCTTGACCGATGTGTTATAATATTAACACGATAAAAAGTAAAACATGAAATGCCAAAAAGAAAATCAGAACATTATGTAAACAACAAAGACTTCTTAGAAGCACTCGTCATTTACAAGAAGAAAGTTGCAGAGGCAAATGAAAAGGGACTACCAACTCCTAGGATCACGAACTATCTTGGAGATTGTTTCCTGAAGATTGCCACGCACCTGTCTTACAAACCAAACTTTGTCAATTACATGTTCCGTGAAGATATGATTTCTGATGGAATTGAAAATTGCGTTCAATACATTAAAAATTTTAATCCAGAGAAGTCATCTAATCCTTTTGCGTATTTCACTCAAATTATTCACTATGCATTTTTGAGAAGAATTCAAAAAGAAAAAAGACAAATGGAAATCAGATCTAAAATCATTGAAAGATCTGGATATGATGTTGTCTTTACTAGTGATGGCGATATCTATAACAACTCTGATTACAATACCATTAAAGAAAATATTCAAACAAAATTGTATTCATGAAAATAGCATTGATTACGGATACACATTATGGTGCTAGGAAGGGAAGTAAATTATTTCATGATTATTTTCAAAAATTTTATGAAAATGTTTTCTTTCCAACTCTAGAAGAAAGAAAGATAACCAAAGCAATTCATCTTGGTGATGCTTTTGATAATAGAAAAAGTGTAGATTTTTGGGCACTTGATTGGGCAAAAGAAAATGTTTATGATAAGTTTAAGAACTTAGGCATCGAAGTTTATAATATTGTCGGAAATCACGATGCATATTATAAAAATACAAATGAAGTAAATGCTTTAGATTCTCTTCTTACTGAATATGATAATGTAGTTCGTATATCAGAACCAACAGAAGTAAATATTCTTGGGTTCAAGTGTGTTCTTCTTCCTTGGATATGCCAGGATAATTATGATCAAACCATTGATCTAATTAAAAAAACAAAGGCAAAACATATTTTTGGTCATTTAGAGTTGAGTGGATTTTCTGTCTATCCTGGTCATGTCCAACCAGGTGGAATGGATCCAAAAATCTTTAATGACTTTGATATGGTTTTTTCTGGTCATTATCATACACGCTCCAATGATGGAAAGATTTTTTATCTGGGAAATCCATATCAACTTTATTGGAATGATGTCAATGACAAAAGAGGATTCCACATTTTTGATACAGAAACTTATGAGTTAGAATTCATTGAAAATCCTTACACAATGTTTGAAAAGGTATACTATGAAGATACCAACCATAAACTTTATAATTCTGCGCCACTCAAAGATAAAATTGTAAAAGTTATTGTTCGCAAAAAAACAAAACAACTTGACTTTGAAAAGTTCTTAGATAAGATTACTAAATCTGGATGTTCTGATCTTAAGGTTGTAGAAAATTTTGCTATATGTGACGATGATGTAGAATTTACGCAAGAAGATGGGGAAGATACATTCACCATTTTAAATAAATACATTGAAGATTCTGATTTTGATTTGGACAAAAATCTAGTCAAAAAAATTATAAAAGAAGTCTATCAAGAAGCTTGCGAATTGGAATAATGTTTATTCTTACAATTTCTGGACAGGAAGATGAAGGAGCATATGCCGTAACAGACAATGAGGGTCAAAAGACTCTGTATATGTTTGAGGATGAAGATGATGCATTGAGATATGCTGGTCTTTTAGAGGCAGAAGATTATCCCGATATGAGTGTCGTAGAAGTTGATGATGAACTTGCAATTAAAACATGTCACCTGTATAATTACAGGTATGTGGTTATTACCCCAGATGAATTAGTGATTCCTCCTAGAGACTATGATTTTGTTCAAAACGATAAAATGGCGTAATTTTCTTTCCACTGGAAATCAATTTACCGAAATAGATTTTACTAACTCAAAGACAAATTTAATCGTTGGTACTAATGGTGCAGGAAAGTCCACCATTCTAGATGCGCTTACATTTGTTCTTTTTAATAAACCATTCAGAAAGGTTAACAAACCACAACTAATCAATAGTGTAAACGAAAAGGATTGTTTAGTTGAGATTAATTTTTCTATTAGTTCTACCGAATGGAAAGTAGTTCGTGGTATCAAACCAAACATTTTTGAAATTTATAAAGATGGAAAGGTCTTGGATCAATCTGCTGCCGCTATTGATCAGCAAAAATGGTTAGAAGATAATGTTTTGAAATTGAATTACAAATCTTTCACACAAATTGTAATTCTAGGTAGTGCTTCTTTTGTTCCATTTATGCAACTACCAGCATCAAGTCGTAGAGAAATTATTGAAGATCTTTTGGATATTAAGATTTTTTCCTCAATGAGTTTGATCATTAAGGACAAGATTCGAAGTAACAATGAGAAGATAAAGGAACTCTCAATTCGTAAGAATCTTCTGGAAGAGAAGATCGAAATGCAGACAAACTTTATTTCTGATTTGGAAGAAACTGGCAAAAAAACTATTAGAGATAAAAAGGAAAATATTTCAAACCTAGACAAAGAAATTGATATTCATGTTGAAGAGAATGAATCTTTGGAAGAAACTCTCCGTGAGTTGATTCAAGATCAAGATAAACTTATTGGTTACTCTGAAAAACTTCGTAAGTTAGGAAATCTTAAAGGAAAGGTTTCCCAAAAAGTATCTACAATTACAAAAGAGCATAAGTTCTTCACTGAGAATACGGTTTGCCCAACATGTACACAATCTATTGATGAAGAGTTTAGGATAAATAAAATTAAGGACGCTCAAGATAAAGCAAAGGAGTTGCAATCTGGTTACGAAGAACTAGAGGCAGCAATTAAGGAGGAGGAACAGAGAGAGCGTCAATTTAATGATTTATCCAAGGAGATTTCAAAAAGAACGAATGGCATTTCTCAAAACAACATTAAGATTTCTGGGTGTCGCAGACAAATCAGAAATCTTGAAAATGAAATTCAAACAATTACCGAGCAACTTGAAAAACGAAATTCTGACCGAGAAATTCTCAAAAACTTAGAAGATGAATTAGGAGATCTTCAAAAAGAACAATCAAATACTAAAGAAAGCAATGTCTATTTTGATTTTGCTTATTCCCTGATGAAGGATGGTGGAGTAAAATCCAAAATCATTAAGAGATATCTGCCTCTTATGAATCAGCAGATTAACAAATATCTTCAATTGATGGACTTTTATATTAACTTCTCTTTGGATGATGAATTTAAAGAGACGGTGAAATCCCCAATTCATGAGGATTTTAGTTATGAATCATTCAGTGAAGGGGAGAAGATGAGAATTGACTTGTCTCTCCTCTTCACCTGGAGGGAAATTGCAAAGATGAAAAATTCTGCAAGCACTAACCTTCTTATCCTGGATGAAATTTTTGATAGTTCACTTGATGGATTTGGAACAGATTATTTTACAAAAATTATCAGATATGTTGTAACAGATGCTAATGTATTTGTTATCTCACATAAGACAGACGAATTGATCGACAAGTTTGACAATGTGATAAAGTTTGATAAAATAAAAGGATTCAGCAAACTCGTGTCATGAACACTCCAAACTGGCAGCATCATTCCAAGAAGGAACAGAAACGAAAACTTAAACCGCAAGCATTGAGAGCACGGCGTGAAGCATTACGCCAGTTCAAAAAGCGTCACATGACCTCGCCCCAAAGGCGGGGTTCTTTTGTATAATAGGTCCATACGCAACAGATCAATGACCATCCGTCACGAAATCAAGTCCCAACTCGCCAAACTGCTTGCCACTGAAGACCTTGTGGTTGAGCACAAGAAGGTAGAGACTGCCTGCTTTAATGTCCATACCCGCGTACTGACCCTGCCTATGTGGGAGCGAGCAAGCAGCACCGTATATGACCTTCTGGTGGGTCACGAGGTGGGTCACGCTCTCTATACGCCTGATGAGGATTGGTTGAAGGAGCACAAGATTCCTCCGCAGTTTGTGAATGTGGTTGAGGATGCTCGCATTGAGAAACTGATGAAGCGTCGTTATGCTGGTCTTGCCAAGACCTTCTATAACGGATACAAAGAGTTGTCTGATGAAGACTTTTTTCAACTGGGAGATGATGATATTACTACTTACAATCTTGCCGATAAGGTCAATCTGTATTACAAGATTGGAAACTTTGTAGAAATTCCTTTTAATGATTTTGATGAGATGCCCATCGTTCGTATGATCGGTGAGTGTGAGACTTTCTCTGATGTTCTGATTGCTGCAGAAGTTCTCTATAAGTTCTGTAAGAAAAAGCAGCAAGAAGAAACCAAGACTCCTATGGATGATCTGGAGTCTCAGACTTCTGGTTCTAATCAAGGTGCTTCTGATTTCTCTGATCAACCTGAGGGTGAGAATGAAGGTGACCAGGAGCAACCTGGTGAAACTGAGTCTTATGGTGGAACTTCTGAGCAGCAGCAACAACAACCTACTTCTATGGGTGGTGAGACCAATGAAGAACCAGAAATCAAGACTATGGAGTCTCTGGAAGATGCTCTAAAGGATCTTGCTAATATGGATGGTTATGAGAATGTTTACCTTGAGTTGCCTCAACTTGATTTGAATAAAGTTATTGTTTCCAACTTAGAAATTCATTCCAAGTGTAGTGATTACTGGGGATCTTGGATGGATGAAAAGGAATATTCTGAAGAGGAAATCTTTAGTGAAGTTGATCGTCTCTTTGTCGAATTTAAGCGTTCAGCACAGAAAGAAGTGAACTATCTGGTGAAAGAGTTTGAGTGCCGCAAGGCAGCAGACTCCTATGCTCGTGCTTCGACTGCTCGTACTGGTGTTCTGGACTGTTCCAAACTTCATACCTACAAATATAACGAAGATCTCTTCAAGAAAGTCACCACTCTTGCTGATGGTAAGAACCATGGTTTGGTGTTTGTACTGGACTGGTCTGGTTCTATGGGTGATGTGATGCTCGATACTGTCAAGCAACTCTTCAACCTGGTATGGTTCTGTAAGAAGGTTTCTATTCCATTTGAGGTTTATGCATTCACAAGTGATTATCCACTTGTCAAATATGATGAAAATAATAAAGTAACTATCCGTGAACTTTCTTACGCTAAGCGTGATGGATTAGTTCAGGTTGGAGAATGGTTCTCTATGATGAACTTGTTGACAAGCAAAGTAAATGCAAAAACTCTAGAAAATCAAATGAAAATTATTTTTCGTCTTGCATCTAGTTTTCGTTATAATTCTTTTGTTTATTACAGTGTACCTCCTGGTCTAAGTCTATCTGGAACTCCTCTAAACGAGGCATTGATTTCTCTTCATCAAATTCTTCCTAAGTTCCAAAAGGAAAACAAACTTCAGAAGGTTCAGTGTATTGTTTTGACTGATGGCGAAGCATGTATGCTTAAGTATCATCGTGAAGTTCAACGCCGTTTTGAAGTTGAACCTTTTATGGGCACTGCTCATATTGGTCCAAATGCTTTCTTGCGTGATCGTAAAAATGGTCACACCTATTCCTGTGATGTCGAATGGTATGGATTTACTGATGTTCTTCTTCGCAATCTGAGGGATAGTTTTAACAATATTAACTTTATTGGTATTCGAGTCCTAGAATCTCGTGATGCAGGCGCTTTTATTCGTCGGTATTGTGGATATTTTGGAAAGGAATATGATACAACTTATTCTTCTTGGAGAAAGCAAAAATCATTTTCTATCAAAAAATCAGGTTATCATAGTTACTTTGGTCTTGCGGCAAATACTCTTGGGCAAGATACTGAGTTTGAAGTTGCTGAAGATGCTACCAAATCCCAAATCAAAACTGCATTTGTGAAGAGTTTGAAGTCTAAAAAGATGAATAAAAAAATTCTTGGTGAGTTTGTAGAACTTATCTCTTGATAAATATTTTTATAGAGTTCTAGTAAAGTAAATGAGCAGATTTTCAAATTTATTTCAAGAGCCAGAACCTGCACCTGCTCCAGCAGCACCATCACAACCAGCACCAGCAGTTGTTCCATCCCCAGAAGCAAAAGCAGATGGGAATGTGAAATCAACTAGAAAGAAAAAGGGTTTTACGATGGATTGATAGATACCACTTCTTGAACTGTCTACTGGGGTCCCTTGCGGACCCTTTTTGCTGGTATAATAACTTCAGTTGAAACAAACAACCAACCAATGACCATCTCCGTTGACTACATCATTACTTCTCTCCAGTCAGTTTACGGTGAATCCGTTACTGCTGCTGATATTCGTGGATGGTGCGCTATGAATGGTGCTAACTACCAGACTGTTACTAAAAAACTCGATCAGTACAAAACTAGTCGTGGTAAGTGGAATCTGACCATCCAAGAAGCACGAGAGCAACTTGAGCAAGTTGTAAAAGTTCCTGCTACTATTCTTCCCATCGAACAAAATCTTATTCCAGAAAAAGATGATACCTTCGTCAAGTTTGGTAATTTTAACGACATTAAAAAAATTATCCAATCCAAAGTATTCTATCCGACTTTTGTCACTGGTCTTTCGGGCAACGGTAAAACGTTTTCTATTGAACAAGCGTGTGCCCAACTCAGTCGAGAACTGATTCGTGTTAACATCACGATTGAGACTGATGAAGACGATCTAATTGGTGGATTCCGTCTTGTTGATGGTGCTACTGTTTGGCACAACGGTCCAGTCATTGAAGCACTCCAGCGTGGAGCGATCCTGCTCCTTGACGAGATCGACCTGGCATCCAACAAAATCCTTTGTCTACAATCCGTGTTGGAAGGAAAGGGTGTTTTCCTGAAAAAGATTGGTCGGTTCGTAAAACCTGCTGCTGGTTTTAATGTAATTGCTACTGCTAACACCAAAGGTAAGGGTAGCGATGATGGACGCTTCATCGGCACCAATGTGCTCAATGAGGCATTCCTAGAGCGTTTCCCTGTGACCTTTGAGCAGTCCTATCCTGCCCCTGCAACTGAGCAGAAGATCCTTGAGGGAATTGCTCTGGACCTTGGCGTGGAAGACCGTGACTTCTGTAAGCGCCTTGTGGATTGGGCAGACATCATCCGCAAGACCTTCTATGATGGTGGTATTGAGGAAATTATCAGCACCCGCCGTCTGGTTCACATCATCCGTGCTTATAGCATCTTCAGCGATAAGGCAAAGGCAATTCAAGTGTGTGTAAACCGCTTTGATGATGAAACCAAGCAAGCATTCTTGGAACTGTACGATAAAGTTGATGCTGATTTCCAGATGCCTTCTCAAGAGGTTGCATCTGATCTTCCTTTCTGATATAATTGGTATGGGTTACTTTGACTCTTAGTTATGTCAAATTCTTGGAGTTTACTTTACGATGAAATGACAATGGACGAACACCCTTATTTTGATACTGAAATGTATAAATTCACTATGTCAATGAATAGTGATGATAAAATTGTAATTGAAAAGACACCTGTTATGAGCGAACAAACAAATCACCTCTGGAAATATAACGAAGATAAAATCCTGAAGGACATTCAGGACTATGTGACCAGCACCTATAAGAGTCACTACTGTGGTCACAATACTGAATATCAAGATGTCCAAACTATCGACCTGATGGCAGCAAAGGACCTTGCAGCGCATTTCTGTCAGGCAAACATCCTTAAGTACGGCAGTCGCTACGGTGATAAGGATGGACGAAACAAGCGTGACTTGCTTAAAGTCATTCATTATGCTATGCTTCTGCTCCACTTCGATGGGCATTACTCCCGCCAAGATAATGGACTCTCTGAATTTCGTTGATCATGAAACTGAAACCACAAACTATGAAACTATCTGAAAAAACTCTGAATCTCCTGAAAAACTTTTCTGGCATCAATCAATCGATCCAGTTTAAGCAGGGTAGCATTCTTCGTACAATGTCAGTCATGAAGAATATCCTTGCTGAAGTTCAAATTGAAGAAGAGTTTCCTCGTGACTTCGCCATTTATGACTTGAACCAATTTTTGAATGGTGTTTCTCTTTATTCGAATCCAGAAATTAATTTCAATGATGATTCTTATCTGACTATCAATGAAGGTAAAGATCGTAGGACCAAATATTTCTTTGCTGATCCTAGTGTCATTGTTACTCCCCCAGAAAAACCGCTGATTCTTCCAAGTGAAGATGTTTGTTTTGTAGTTAACAGCGATCAATTGTCTTCAATCCTGAAAGCAGCGGCAGTATATCAACTTTCAGATTTGTCTGTTGTTGGTGAAAATGGTGTTGTTAAACTTGTAATTCGTGATAAAAAGAATGACACATCGAACGAATATTCTGTTGTTGTTGGAGAAACTGATAGCAATTTCTGTTTCAACTTCAAAGTAGAAAATGTAAAAATTCTTCCTGGTACTTATGAAGTTGTAATCTCGAAAAAACTTCTTGCTAGGTTCGTAAACGAAAGTTATAATTTGACTTATTATATTGCTCTGGAACCCGATTCTACCTTTGGATGAACATCTTCGTAACTTCTCCTTGGCCAGCAGAAAGTGCCATTTGTCTCCCCGATAAACACATCGTCAAGATGCCCCTGGAGTGCTGCCAAATGCTCTCCATTGTGGCATCTGAAAAGTGGGGTCATGGGTATGGTCCTCTGTATAAGACTGACCATACTCCCTACAGAACTGAAAAGGGTGCGTTTCGTAATCATCCCTGTACCAAATGGGCAATGGAAAGTATCCATAATGCCTATTGGTTGATTAAACACGGATTGAACTTGTGCGACGAATACACTCTACGGTATAATAAGGTCCACTCCTGTTACAAGACTCTTGTTGATGCCTTCTATTTGTTTCCAAGGGGGAAGATTACAGAAGTAACTCCATTCGCTCGTGCTATGCCTGAAGAATGGAAATTTGATGATAGCATTGATACATTCACTGCATACAAAATGTATATTGCTTCCAAACCTTGGGTAGCAGACAACTATCTGCGTATGCCTGAGCGTAAACCTGATTGGATTTGATTATGAGTGAAGTTAACTTTAAAAAACATAGGGTCTTCCGAGAAACTGATGCAGTCGTATTCTATGACATCTCTGTAGAAAATTCGAATGCACAAGATCTTGTGGTTCATACTGGTGCTGCTATTTCACCACCTGATGATATTGTAGGAGCAAAGCAGTTCTATATTCATTATCACCAGGTAGATCACAACCGTGTTCTTTCTGGAGTTCGCACATTTGAGTTGGTAAATCCTGAGTGGAAATATCCTTATCATATTGTTCATTTGAATCGTAGTTCTGGTGCTTTGGTAATCCCCAAGATGACATACCATCGTTCTTGGTCTGGAGATGGCGGATCAATTGTTATCAATCAAGCAATTCGTGACGATGAGTTTGATCCAGAAACAGAATTTATTCCAGTTTCTGCTGGACAAAACCAAGACTTGTATAGTATACTGGCACATGAAAAACCAGTGATCCACACCATCGGTGAATAATTTATTATGAGTGATTTTATTTGGGTTGAAAAATACCGTCCTAAGACTATTGAAGATTGTATTCTTCCGGAGTCTACGAAGAATATGTTTCTGGACTTTCTAAATAAGGGTGAAATTCCTAACATGCTCCTGGCAGGTCCTCCTGGTATTGGTAAGACCACAGTTGCCAAGGCATTGTGCAACGAACTTGGAGTAGATGTATATGTTATCAATGGATCCGACGAAGGTAGATTCCTTGATACTGTCCGAAACAATGCGAAGAACTTCGCTTCGACCGTCTCACTTTCGTCAGATGCTAAACACAAAGTCATCATTATTGATGAGGCAGATAACACGGGAAACGATGTACAACTCTGCCTACGGGCGTTTATTGAGGAATTTGCTAATAATTGCCGATTCATCTTCACCTGCAATTATAAAAACAAAATTCTGGAACCTCTCCACTCTCGATGTGCAGTCGTTGACTTTTCTGTCAAAGGTAAAGAAAAAGCAAAACTTGCTTCAAATTTTTATAAGCGCATTCAAGATATCCTTCAAGCAGAAGGTGTTGAATATGAACCAAAAGTTCTTGCAGAATTAATCAACAAACACTTTCCAGATTGGCGTCGTGTTCTGAATGAGTGTCAGCGTTATTCTGTAAGCGGAAAGATTGACTCTGGTATTCTTGCAGTGTTTTCTGATGTCGCTGTTAATGATCTTGTTCAGAATCTCAAAGATAAGAATTTCCCTGAAGTTAGGAAATGGATCGTAAGCAATTTGGATAACGATTCTAATGTTCTTCTTCGACGAGTTTATGATGCACTTTATGATTCTCTTGATGGTCCTAGTATCGCTGCAGCAGTTTTGATTATTGCCAAGTATCAGTATCAGTCTGCATTTGTTGCCGATCAAGAAATTAATCTGCTAGCGGCAATGACTGAGATTATGGTGGAGTGCAACTTTAAATGATAGTATCGGAAGAAGTTGCTCAGTGGGCAGCAGATGAATTTATCAACTATTTTTCCCACTTTACTAATATTGAAGATTATCTTAGATTTGTGAAGAAAGAAGTAATCAATTCTTCACCATCTTTATTTTCCCTTGAGGATGAGTTCTTCAATGAAGACATGCATCCTTATGATATGGACTTTGACATTAAATTTGTTGGTGGTCGCTTTCAGGGGGCAGTTCAACAAGAGCACTATGTCAATCTTCTTTCTGCAGTTTCTTCTCACAATAATGAATCTAACATTCCTGGTCGTGAATTGCGATGGATGGTATTTGAAAAGAATACTAAAAAGGTAGTTGGATTTATTCGTTTTGGTTCACCAACTATCAATTCCAAACCAAGAAATCTTTGGTTAGGTAAGGCACCAGATCTATCACTTTTCAATCGACATGCTGCGATGGGATTTGTAATTGTACCATCCCAACCATTTGGATATAATTATCTCGGAGGTAAACTTTTAGCACTTCTGTGCTGCTCTCATTTTGCCCGTGAGACATTGAATGAAGTCTTTGACAAGGATATTGCACTTTTTGAAACAACATCTTTATATGGGTCTTCTACAGATGCCTCACAGTATGATGGTCTTAAACCATTCATGAGATACAAAGGTCTTACCGAAAGTAAGTTCCTTCCCCTCATGCATGATAAACAATTCCATAAGTTGCATGATAAGTTTACATATCTGAATAATAACACTCCTTTGACTGACAATAAAGCATCCTCAAAAAAGATGAAGCGTCAGACTAAGATGATATCTATTATTAGAAATTCTCTTCAGGATAAACAAAAACTTGAGCATTTCAATCAAGTTATTTCTATGGCATTTAATCTAACTCAGAAGAAAAGATTTTACATATCTGATTATGGATATTCGAATGTTCGTGAAGTAATTCTTGGTGAACAAGATAAACTTATTCCTGGTCAAAATTTTGATAAATTTTACTATGAGAATATTATCTCTTGGTGGAAAAAGAAAGCATCAAAGAGATATGAAAAACTAAAAGAAGATAATAAGTTCAGAACTAAAGTTGAACTCTGGACCGAAGATGATAACATTCAAATTATACGATGACATACGAACTTAAGGATTGGTTAAATTCAATCAATCAGACAAAGAAAAATCTTTTAAAAGAAGATCCTTCAGCAAAATATCCTGCATATATTGTTAACAGGTGTATGTCTGGACAATTGGATACGGTTCTGTTTGCAAATGAAATGAACATGAACTCGCATCTTCCATTAGATATGCAATATCAGTTTTTTATAAATATTGTGAGGAAGCGTAAGAGATTTTCTCCCTGGCTCCGTAAAGACGAGATCAGAGATCTAGATTATGTGAAGCGTTATTATGGTTATAGTAACGAAAAAGCAAAGCAAGCTCTGAATATTCTTACTAAAGAACAATTATCTTATATTAAATCTAAATTTGAAACTGGAGGATCAAAATGATTGCTGAACCTGAGGTTAACTGGTCTGCTGACCAAATGATTGAAGTAAATTTGAACGAACCTGACGATTTTTTGAAAGTTCGTGAAACTCTGACCCGTATTGGAGTTGCATCTCGTAAGGAGAAAAAGATCTATCAATCATGTCATATCTTGCATAAGCAAGGTAGATACTATATTGTTCACTTTAAAGAACTGTTTGCTCTTGATGGCAAACATGCAAATCTTACTGTGAATGATGTTCAAAGGAGAAATAGAATTATCCAACTTCTTTGTGATTGGGGACTTGTCACTGTTATTAATATTGAAAATATTACTGACATTGCACCTTTAAATCAAATCAAAGTTCTTTCATACAAAGAGAAAAACGACTGGGTTCTAGAAACCAAATATAATATTGGTAAAAAGAAGAAACCAGAAGAAATTGCATAAATAACAATGAGACCTTTCGTGCGGTCTCTACGAAAGTCGGAACACCCTAAAGAGAGGTACGGTCATTACCATACCTCTCTTTTTCGTTTTGTGATTAAATATTATTGGATGCCGAAAGGATCCACACAACACAAACTCGCTTTTAAAGGAGCTACCATAATGACAAACCTCACAAGGTATACTACTGCGGATCTTCCTACATTGTTGGATAAGATTACCCGCAACAGCATTGGAATGGATGAATATTTTGATCGTTTATTTAAACTTCATGAAACAACTTCTAATTATCCACCATATAATCTTGTTCAAGTAAGTAATGTAGAATCTCGTCTAGAACTTGCACTTGCTGGATTTAAAAAGGAGGAAGTCGATGTATACACGGAGTATGGAAAACTTTTTATCGAAGGACAGAAGGAAGATAAAGAATCTGAGACCCACTATGTCCATAAGGGATTGGCTCAGAGAAGTTTCAAGAGAGCATGGACTTTATCGGATGAGACAGAAGTAAAAGAAGTTTTATTCGAAGATGGTCTTTTGACTATAACTCTTGGAAAAGTAATTCCAGAACATCATGCCCGTAAAAACTACCTATAAATACTAGAGAATATCGTCGGCGCAGACGGAGAGGTAACTGGCAAAATCCAGTTGACACCTCTCCTTTTTCATGTTAAAATCAGATGAGGTATAAAACTACTATGAGCGTACAACTTGCACTTTTGAAATCTGGCGAAGAAGTAATTGCAGATATTAAAGAATTTAGGGATTCTGAAGAAAATTTAGTATCGTATCTTTTCAAGGATCCGCATGGTATCAAGATTCAAACATCTAAAGTTCTTCTTGAAGAAGAAAGTGATTCGCAAAAGTATGAAGCATTTTTCTATAAGTGGATTGCACTTTCTAAGGAAACTGATATCATTGTAAACAAAGATTGGATCGTTGCTATTGTTGAACCAATTGACTCTATTAAAAAATCTTATGAGGAGAAAATGAATGGAAGAGGAAATTCTGATGGATCTGCCAGCGGACGAGCAGGTGATGGAACTGTCGATACAAGTATTGTATTTGACGAACAATTTGATCCTAATCAGTAAAATTGATGAAGTCCTTGCAGATATTGGACAACCAGATTGTAAACTTATTTCTCCATGTGTAGTTGAAGGAACTCAACTAACACCATGGATGTCAGATCTAACTGATGTAAATGAAATTCTAATTAGTTCTGATAAAATTTTGACTTTGGTTGAACCAAACAAAAAACTCCTTGATCTTTACTTTGAAATTATTCAATGAAATTCTACACTAATGTTTACCAACTTTATAATCAAATCTTAGTTCGTGGTTATGAAAATGGAGAACATTTTACAACAAGAGAAGAATTTTATCCAACATTTTATGTACCTTCAAAGAAGGAAACAAAGTATAAAACTCTAGACGGTAGAAGTGTAGAACCAATTAAACCAGGCAAAATATCTGACTGCAAGGAATTCTTAGATAAGTATTCTAATGTTGAAGGATTTAAGATCTATGGTAATGATCGTTATGTCTGCCAATATATTTCTGAAAAATACCCAGAAGATGAAATTAAGTTTGACATTAAAAAAATCAAACTTGTAACAATCGATATTGAGGTTGCTGCAGAAAGTGGATTCCCAGATGTTTTTAATTGTGCTGAAGAACTTCTTGCAATAACTTTGCAAGATTATGCAACTAAACAGATTATCTGTTTTGCATCTCGCCCATTCAAGAATACTAGGAGTGATGTAAAGTACATCTATTGCAATGATGAATATGATCTGATTAATAAATTTCTTGACTATTGGCAAACCAATACACCAGAGGTAATTACTGGTTGGAACTGTGAATTGTATGATATTCCCTATATTGTTGGAAGAATTGATAGGATTATGGGAGAAAAAGTTCTTAAGAAACTTTCTCCTTGGGGAATAGTTCGTAGTAGAGAGATTGTAATCACTGGAAGAAAACAAATTACTTGTGAACTTGCTGGTATTACTGTAATCGATTATCTAGATTTGTATAAGAAATTTACTTATACAAATCAAGAATCATATCGTCTCGACCATATTGCTTTTGTTGAACTTGGGGAAAGAAAGTTAGATCACTCAGAGTATGATACTTTCAGAGAATTTTATACTCAAAATTGGCAAAAGTTTATTGAGTATAACATTCGAGATGTTGAACTTGTAGATAAACTTGAGGATAAGATGAAGTTGATTGAACTTTGTCTTACTATGGCGTTTGATGCTAAAGTAAATTTTACTGATGTATTCTTTCAGGTAAGAACTTGGGATAGTATCATTTATAACTACTTAAGGAATAAAAACATTGTCATTCCCCAAAAGGAAGGACAGAAAAAAGACTCTCAATATGCAGGTGCATATGTCAAAGAACCGATTCCTGGGTTATATGATTGGGTGGTCAGTTTTGATCTTAATAGCCTATATCCCCATCTTATTATGCAATATAACATCTCCCCCGAGACTCTCCTTGAAGAACGCCATCCAACTGCAACTGTTGAAAAAATTCTAAACGAACAAATCAACTTTGAAATGCACAAAGATTATTCTGTTTGTGCTAACGGAGCAATGTATCGTAAAGACATCCGTGGATTTCTTCCAGAGTTGATGGAGAAAATGTATAATGATCGAGTCATCTTTAAAAAGAAGATGATTGAGGCGAAAAAGGAATATGAAAAAACTAAGAATAAAGAACTAGTTAAGGAAATTGCTCGATGCAATAATATCCAGATGGCAAAGAAAATTTCTTTGAACTCTGCTTATGGTGCGATTGGTAATCAATATTTTAGATACTTCAAACTTGCAAATGCAGAAGCGATTACTCTATCTGGACAGGTTTCAATCCGTTGGATTGAAAATAAAATGAATGCTCGTTTGAATAAAATCCTAAAGACTGATGATGTTGATTATGTTATTGCTTCTGATACCGATTCAATTTATTTGAACTTGGGACCTTTTGTTAACGCTGTATTTAAAGGAAAGGAAGAATCAACTGAAAAGATTGTTGATTTTTTGAATAAAGTATGTGAAGTTGAGTTTGAACCTTATATTGAAAGTTCGTATCAAGCATTAGCAGATTATGTAAATGCATATGATCAAAAGATGAGCATGAAGCGAGAGAATATCGCTGATCGTGGAATTTGGACTGCAAAGAAAAGATACATTCTTAATGTATGGGATAGTGAGGGGGTTCGATATAATGAACCAAAACTTAAAATCATGGGCATTGAAGCAGTTAAATCTTCCACACCTGCTCCATGCCGTCAAATGATTAAGGATGGATTAAAACTCACTATGAGTGGAACAGAAGATGAAATGATTTCTTATATCGAAAATTCTAGAAAGGAATTCAAAAAATTGACTCCTGAAGAAATTTCTTTTCCAAGATCTGTTTCTGATGTCAATAAGTATAAATCTAGTTCCAAAATTTATGGTAAAGGAACTCCAATGCATGTTCGTGGCGCTCTTCTTTATAATTTCTATATAAAGGAGAGAGGATTGGATAAAAAATATGCATATATCCAGAATGGAGAAAAAATTAAATTCTGTTATTTGAAAAATCCAAATCCAACTAGAGAAAATGTAATTTCTTTCATTCAAAATTTTCCAAAAGAATTTAATCTAGAAAAATATGTTGATTATGATACTCAATTTGACAAAGCATTTCTCGAACCAATCAGAACAATCCTTGACGCAATAGGTTGGTCTGTTGAAAAGAGGGTTAGTTTAGAAAGTTTTTTCTCATGAGTTATTCGGTTTTATGGTCTGAAAATGGTGAATTATCTCCAAAACAAAAGAGAAAAACTTTTGAATTTTTTCAAGAAGCACAATGGTTTGCAAAAGAAATGAAAAAGAGTTATAATTGGGTGATGTGTGTAGAAACTAAAAACTTAAAGGAGTATTGATGGATCTTCCTATTGACGATAAAGAACTCGCAACGATTGTGAGTGCAATGCATCTTGGTGGTGATACAGCATTGTATCAAAAACTGAAACTAGTGAAGGAACTGCGTGATCAGGGTCTTCCTTATAAAAAAATTCTTCGTGAACAATACGGGATGGTGGCTTGATGGACTTTTTAAAAGATATCGTAAAAGAAATTGGTGATGATTACACCAAACTAGCATCAGATATTGATGAGACTGAGACTTATGTTGACACAGGTTCGTACATTTTTAATGCACTGGTTTCAGGTAGCATATTTGGTGGTGTATCTGGGAATAAGATTACTGCTATTGCTGGAGAGTCTTCTACTGGAAAGACTTTCTTCAGTCTCGCCGTTGTTAAGAATTTTCTTGATAATAATCCCGATGGTTATTGTCTCTACTTTGATACTGAGGCTGCCATTACCAAATCTCTATTAGAATCTCGTGGAATTGATACTTCTCGTCTTGTGGTTGTCAATGTTGTTACTGTTGAAGAGTTTCGTGGGAAGGCACTCAAAGCAGTAGATATATACTTAAAAAAACCTTTAGAAGAACGCAAACCTTGTATGTTTGTGTTAGACTCCTTAGGAATGCTTTCCACTGAAAAGGAGATCACTGACGCACTTAACGACAAGCAAGTTCGTGACATGACCAAATCACAATTGGTCAAAGGTGCATTTAGAATGCTTACTTTGAAACTTGGTCAAGCAAACATTCCAATGATTGTTACTAACCACACCTACGATGTTATCGGTGCTTATGTTCCTACTAAGGAGATGGGAGGTGGCAGCGGCCTTAAGTACGCCGCTTCTACTATCATTTATCTCAGCAAAAAGAAAGAAAAGGATGGAACAGAAGTCATTGGAAATATTATCAAGGCAAAGACTGCTAAGTCGCGTTTAAGTAAGGAGAACCAGGAAGTAAATGTCCGTCTATTTTATGATGAGCGTGGTCTTGACCGCTATTATGGTCTTCTGGAACTCGGGGAACTCGCTGGACTCTGGAAGAATGTTGCGGGGCGTTATGAGATCAATGGGAAGAAGATTTATGGGAAGGAGATCTTAAAGAACCCAGATCAGTATTTCACTGAAGAGATAATGCAGCAACTTGATGCCGCTGCAAAGGAAGAATTCTCTTATGGTTAAACTTAACGATTTGATTCGTGTTTATGATAATGTATTAGACTCAAAGACATGTAATAGTATTATTGATATCTACGAGTCTAATACTGATAAGCATGAAAGAATTGACAATGATTTCAAACCATCGTTTACTCAATTTGACTTAACCACTCATAATTCATTATATACTGAGGTACATAATAAACTAATTGGATCAACTTTTGATTATAAAGATTTATATTATGAGCATGTGTATTCAAAAGTTTTTCCAGAAAAATATGCCTTCGAGCACTTTAGGATAAAAAAATATAATCCTGGAGGTCAAGATAGATTTGATACCCATGTGGATGTTCAAGATTATTCATCTGCAAGAAGATTTTTGTCCTTTATGTGGTATTTAAATGATGTTGATGATGGCGGACAAACTGTTTTTTCTGACTTGACTATTACTCCAAAACAAGGTAAACTGGTTATCTTCCCACCACTTTGGATGTTTCCACATAGAGGTGAACCACCCACCAAAGAACCAAAGTACATTGTTAGTACATATTTACACTACACCTAATGGAAAAAGTTGAAACGACTATTCTAAAAAATTTGGTCTTTAATGATGAATTTTCTAGAAAAGTTTTACCCTTCATTCGTAATGAATATTTTGAAAATCATCATGAGAAAGTAATTTTTGAGGAGGTATGTAAGTTTATTGTTAAGTATAATTCACTTCCGACTAAGGAAGTAATTATCATCGAATCTGAAAAACGAACAGATATAAATGATGATACATTTAAAACAATATGTGAATATGTTGATTCTTTACAGAATAGTCCAAATGATATTCATTGGTTATTTGATACAGCAGAAAAGTGGTGTAGGGATAGGGCAATTTATCTAGCACTAGTGGAATCCATTAGTATTGCAGATGGAAATAGTGAGAAGAAAAACAGAGATGCTATTCCTTCTATTCTCTCTGATGCCCTTGCTGTTAGTTTTGATAATAATGTCGGTCACGATTATCTTCAAGACTATGAACAACGATATGATTTCTATCATCAAACTGAGGAAAAAATTCCTTTCGATTTGGAGTTCTTTAATAAAATTACCAAAGGTGGACTACCAAATAAGACATTGAATATTGCTCTTGCTGGCACTGGAGTTGGTAAATCACTTTTTATGTGTCATGTTGCCTCTGCTTGTTTGCTTCAAGGTAAAAATGTTTTGTACATTACCATGGAGATGGCAGAGGAAAGAATTGCAGAGAGGATCGATTCTAATCTTTTGAATATTAATATCCAGGAGATTGAAAGTATTCCTCGTAATATGTTTGAAAATAAAGTTACAAACCTATCTAAGAAAACTCAAGGAACTCTAATCATCAAAGAGTACCCAACTGCATCTGCACACAGTGGGCACTTTAAGTCACTTATTAATGAGTTAGCACTTAAGAAATCATTTAAACCTGATATTATCTTCATTGATTACCTTAATATATGTGCTTCCTCACGATATAAGTCTGGCATTTCCGTCAATTCCTATAGTTATATTAAAGCGATTGCTGAAGAACTTAGAGGTCTTGCAGTTGAAGCAAATGTTCCCATCGTATCTGCAACACAAACTACTCGTTCTGGTTACGGTAGTAGTGATGTTGAACTTACTGATACTAGTGAATCCTTTGGTCTTCCTGCTACTGCTGATCTTATGTTTGCCCTTATTTCTACAGAAGAACTTGAAGGTCTTGGACAAATTATGGTAAAACAACTGAAGAATCGTTACAATGATCCTACAGTTAATAAAAGGTTTGTTCTTGGGATTGATCGTGCAAAGATGCGTTTGTATGACTGTGAACAATCTGCACAAAAAGACATACTTGACTCTGGACAAGAAGACGAGTATAATGATGAAGAAAATAAACTAACTAAAAAATTCTCTGGATTGAAATTTTGATGACTGAAACTATGACTAAATCTGTTGACTTTAATAAGTATGCTGAGTTTGTAGATGCTGTTACTTCTGAAGCATCTACTGATTTTCTCGCTCTCTCTGATCGTCTTGTTCAACTGGATGAGAAAGGTGCAAACATTGAGCGTCTTCTAACCGCTGGTGTTGGCATTAACGCAGAAGGCGGTGAATTTCTTGAGATTATTAAGAAGATGATCTTTCAAGGTAAACCATGGAATCAAGATAACAAAGATCACTTGATTATTGAACTTGGAGATCTGATGTGGTATGTTGCACAGGCATGTATGGCACTCGGAGTTTCTATTGATGAAGTGATCGCAAAGAATGTGACTAAACTTGAGAAGCGTTATCCTGGTGGTTCTTTTGATGTTTACTATTCTGAAAATCGTGCGGAGGGAGATCTGTGAGCACTAAAGTAGTTCTTGAGATGAGTCTTGAAGAATCTAAAGTTGTTCTTCTATCTCTAATTGACGCACAAGAAGGTTATACTGATGGACCAGCAATTCCAGAAAGGATTTTTAATCTTCGTGAAGTTATTACCAATCTTGATGCAGCAATGGAAGACGCAGTAAATAAAAAATAATTTATGACCCCTCTAGTTTACTGGAGGGGTTTTTAAATAAATAAAAATAAAAATGAAAACTTTTTCTCAATTTATATTTGAGTGCAATAATTTGCAGGAAAGGGAAATTGCTTGGAATAGTGGGAAGTTGTCTGGCAGTCAAAAAAGTCCATCAGATACTGCAAAACAAAAGATGACACAACTTTCCAAAAAAAGGGAAAGTGATCCACAAAAAATAGTAGCAAATTTGCAGAGAGTTAGGAAAATGAAATCTGCTATTTTTGGTGCTGATGAAGTATCTAAAGCAAAAGATCCAAGAACGAGTAGAACTTCTGGAATGGAAACCAAAGTTAATACTGGTAGAGCATCAAAACCAAAAGATACTAGAGGTAGATCTGGCAGTTTATCAAACATATCTTCATCGGCAGGTGAATTACCAGGA